CTCGGCCTCGCTGATTGCGGTCGGATTGAGGACCGCGACTTTAATTTTATCCATTGCCGTTCGCCTCCTCTTCGACCAGAGCTTTGAGCAGGAGCAAGTAGTTAATACTGTCTGTGATTTTCTCGGTCCAGCGGTCCAGAGAGTAGCTGCGGCCGTCGGTACACATATCCGAGATAGAGACGAGGTGCTTTGTCAGCATGCCGAGCAACGCCTCTTTCGGAGTGCCGTCGATAATCGCAGCCGCCTTCTTGAAGTGTGCAAGGCGGTCGATGTTGCTCTCGTCTACGGCGTCAGGGGCATACTCGTGACCCTTGCCAGTAAGCAGGTGCTCGCAGATAAGAAGCTGCTCTTTGACGACCTTATTAAATACGTCTATCTTCATAGCGGTTAGTCCTTTCTATAGTATTCAC